ATGTCTTCTATAGGGTCGAGAATGGCTTGCTGCACCCCCTCTTCGACGGGGTCAGCGACTACCTTGAAGGCGTCTTCAGAAGGGTCTAACACGTTCTGCTGAATAGCTTCTTCCGTAGGCTCAAGAACATTTTGCTGCACAAATTCCTCGACAGGGTCGTAGACTGCTTTGGCAGCTTCTTCAGCATACGGGTAGAGTTTTTTTAAGGCTTCAGACGCAGCTAAAGCCTCTGCTATATCAAATGACCCCTCATTGGCCCTTTCAGGCATGGTCTGTGTTGGCATGTAAAGTCCAGAGCGATACTCTCCGCCAAACCAAGTCGGGTCAATCCCAAGGCTCTCTTGATACGCTTGCTCTAATGGCTGATACTGCTCTATGTAGTCTTGAGGCATTGTAGCCTGAATAGATTCAATTATAGGCGCGGCGTTAAAAACCCCTTGGTCGGGGGCGTAGGTTGTGGGGCTTACCTGCTTGAAATCTTGCATCCAAAGAGGCAAGTTATCCATACTGTAAGTAATGTTTTCTGGACGCTTAAAATATGTAATGTCACTACCCGCAACTCCGCCAGTCGGCGTGGCGGGGGCAACGACATTCATTAGCTCCTCAAGCTCCTCTTGCGTCATCTGCGGTGGCAAAACCATATTAAACCCTCGGCAGGTTTACTGATGTTTCGATATCTGAACGTAATTTTTCGATGCGAAGCTGGCGTTCAAACTCAAGTTCCTGACGGCGCAGCTCAAGCTCTGCTGCCATCTTCTCGCGCTCAAGTTCAAATTCCATTTGCATTTTCTGTTTCTTAAGCTCGATGTCTTGCTGGGCTTTCTGCATCTCCATTTGCATTTCTGGAGTTGGCTGATTACCCTTCTGTTGAGCAGCTTGCGCTTGCTGCTGCATCTTAGCCTCAATCTCTTGCGGGGAAGACCAGAATTGATTCGCATCTTTAAAGCCAGATAACTCAGTAATCTTAGCAAGCGTATTGCGATACTGGGACATGGTAACCAGAGGGTTGTTCATGCCCATTTGCATCAATGTTTGCTCTTGCTTCGCAGCGGTTTGCATTAGGAACGCAATCTGCTGGTCTTTCTGTGCAGTACCCAAGCCTACGTTAATTTGCACATCATACATGTGCGCCCACTCACGCGGGTCGATAGGAACAAAGTTATTATTCAAACGAATAATTTTTTCTTTGTTTTGGTACTTTGTAACAAGATGCAAGATGTTGCGGAATAAGCGGCGTACGCCAGTTTCTGCAAACACACGAGCAATCATTTCAATCTTGCCCTGTTGGGCAGACTGCATAGCGGCCACGGCAGTAGCAGTGGTGGACTGCAAAGCGTCAGCGTCAAGACCCATAGACTGCTTGTTGATTCCTGTGCGTTGCTCACGGACACTGTCCATGTAGTTCAAAGCAGGGAACACAGACGACGACACGTCCGAAACCTGTAGGGGTTGCACTGCACCAGCTTGGCGCACACGCACAATACCTGCGGGGCGGTTGGTCATCAGGTCGTCAAGATTTACCTGACCCTCAACAGCAACCACACGGGCATTGTTTGTGTTGTAAATGTTGTCCAACAACTGACGCATCAGTGTTGACTTAATTAGCTGCACATCCATCACAAGCTCAGCAATCGAGCGCCCGATAGCACGGTGTGGCATCAGCACTGGAGAGAGCAAGGAGAACGGAACAATGTCGCACTCTTCGTTTTCAAGAACATGATAGGAGTTGCCAACCGTAATGACGCGGCGCAACTCGGCAATGCCGTCACCATCGTAATCAGATTTAATGTAGGATTCCGTTACCAAGACATCACGCATGACTGGGTCTAGGCTGTCGTGGCTGGAGCCAGTTTCGATATCCTCGAAGCGGCTTGTGCGCTCTTCGGATGTCTCTAGGTCAGATGTTCCAGCATACTGCTCGACCTCATCTCGGTCGTAACCCATAGCAACCAAATCGCTAACAGACATGTTAGTGCGGTGCGCTACAAAATTAGCGTCCTCGATGGACTTAGCGCGAGCTTCAATCAAGAACTCTTCTGGCGGCACATTCTCTACGTTTACCCGTCCATCTGTTTTCGTGCGGCGCAGTTTAATGTCGTACATCATTGGAGCAGGAAGTATGTTGCCATCAGGCAGCATCATATCTTCACCGACAATAGTTACATCTTGCTCGACAATTTCAATCTCTTCGTCTGCCAAAAGAATTGTAAGCTCTTCCTCGTTTAAGCCTTCGTATTCTTCTGTGGCAACTTCAGTGGACTCTTCCCAGTTTGTTTTTACAACGCCAGCCTTTAGGATAAGCGCATCCTTGAACCAGTTGTGCATGATTTCAAAGCCACGGTTATCTGTATTGATAATCCAGTTTACATAGTCACTTGCCTGCTGGGCGGCTGCAATGTCCTCTGGGCCTTCTGGCGTAAAGCTCACATAGTCATCTGACTGCGTAAAGATACGCATCAGGCTTGGCATGATATGCTCGATAGTGTCACTTACTTCTGTGCTAACAACTTGAGAACGATTAGGTTGCTCATTGCCAAATGGCTCACCTAAATAGTAGTCCATGGCGTCAATACGGTCTTGAGAGTACTCCGTATCGTAATGCCCTATAGACTGCTCAATTTCATTGCGAACAATGCTTTGAAATTCAATATCGTTCATTTTAGCCATTATATATCTCTTAATCTGTTGCGTCATCGCCAAGCTCTACGACTGTAGGCTTGCGAGGTGCTTTTTTAGCTTTTACTTTTTTCTTTTCTTTTTTAGGTGCTGGGGCTTTTACAGGCTCTGGAGCTTTGATAACTTCCGCGACCAGTGGCTTGCGACAGCTTTTGCAAAAGCCAGTAAGATTTTTCTGAACTGGGTATCCGCAGTGTGGGCAGCTAGTCATTACGCTACACCTTTAAGGCACTTGTTAGCCTTGGTGCAGGCACGAGGTGAGCCACACGTCGAGCATGTCTCAAACTTCTTGCCGCCAGCTTTTTTAGCAGCAGCCATTCCAGACTTTGTGTACGGATATTTTTTACCTTTAACCATTGGCATAATAAACTCCTACCATTTAACCTTGTGCGACCAATATTTTGCAGACAACTTGCTTGTCGGCTTTCCTTGAGCATTATGTCTAGCATAGTATGATTTTTTTCGTGCTTTGTCTTTAGCTGTTTTAGGATTTTTCCCAGCGCCCCTCACACCCTGCTGACCGAAGCGAATAAGGCGAATTTTGTCGCCCTCTTTTGCTAGAACGGCATGGCTCTTCTTCGGGTGCTTGGGGGTGCGTTTAGGTTTGTTGTAGCCAGCAAAGCGCTCGCCTCGGTACTCAATAGCCATTATGCGTCTCCGTAGATGCCTTCTTCGGTTACCTTGATAGAGCGCACAATCTTCATGTACTCGTCTGGGTCTGTGCCACCCTGCTGGGCAGCATAGGCGGATGCAAGCAAAGATAGTTCAATTAACTCATCCCAGTCAACACCACGCTCGTTGAGTTGCTCCAGCACGAGGGCAAGGATTTCAAAATTGCCGTCCTCTAGCTCTAGGCCGTCTTGGTCAAACATTAAACTATCCATGTCGATTTCCCATAACTAAGGTTGCTCGTCCACTTGTGCTTACTACCGCTCTTGGCAATACTAGCACGAGAAGCAAAGGTAAGGCAAAAGGCATCTGCAAGGTCAGGACTGTTAAGTCCACGCCTTTTCATCTCATCTTTTCCTTCGACCTTCAGCTTGCCGTTAGACAAAAAGGAGAACCTAGGTTTAGACAGGTCGTCGATAAGCTCTTCTTGTTCGGGTATCGTGCAGTCACGAGCCTCAAACCATTCTTTGCCTAAAAACCACAGCTCATCGCGCAGGCGCCCGTAGCGCTCACCCATGGATGCTGACTCTGCCACGTTAATTCCCCTGACAGGTAAATCAAGCTCGGTGAGGCGGTCAACGACACCAGCGCCAAGGCCAATGCTGTCGATAAGGATTTCGACTGGCCTATCAGACCAAGTAGTTGTTTCATATTCATTGAGTATAATTCCACACATTTCCATCAAATCTTTGTTTCTCCAAGACTTGATAGGCTCAGTTACCACATTCCCCTTGCGCTTGCAAAGGGCAGATTTATCTGTGCCAAAACGTGCCACATCCAAGCCCCAGACAACGGGTGTCGTGTCGGCGGCTACTTGGTCGCGGTCAGCAGCGGACTGCAAAAGGTGGAGCGGAATGACCACATCGTCGTCTGCCTCTGGCCACTCACCCAGCACACGCACACGGTAGATGTTGCTGTCTTCCCCATACTTTACTTTCATGTCTTCAATGAATTTAGGGCCGACTTGTGTACTATCCTGTGATGATACCTTCATTGTAAAGAAACTATCTTTCATCTTATTGAAGGCTTCGTAGAAGTAGCCAGACGTACGGGTGGGGTTGCCTGTCATTACAGTCTTCGCACCCTCTGTAGACATCGCACCCTCACCGACCTCAAAGATGATGTTGTCAACGCCCGATGCCTCATCCACGAGAAACAGCATGTTCGGACTGTGAAAGCCCTGTAGGGCCTCTGGTGTCTCACGACGAGCCGTACGCGCCACAGCGAAACTGTCCTGACCCGTAAGTTCTACTTTTGCGGAGGTGACTTCAATAAGCTCCTTCAGACCGTCAGGCATACAACGATGCCATTTGGCGACCTCTGCCCACAAGATGTCCGAGAGCTGACTGGAGGTGTTTGCCGTGCAGGCAATGCGACTAGGGGAGCGGGTAAGCACCCACCAAAGTATCAACCAAGAAAGAAACGCGGTTTTGCCGATACCGTGACCAGAACGGATAGCAACCCTGTCGTTGTCTCTCACAGCGTACAGAGCCTTCTTTTGCCATTCCTCTGGCTTGGCGCCTAAAACGCCCTCAACGAACAGCACAGGGTCAAGCGCTATAGCAAGCAGCAGTTCCCCAACATCCATTTTTTTATCTGTCATTTTATCATCCCATTTGTGAGTCGAGAGGGGCAGGCCAAAAGGGAATTTAAAACCTGCCCCGCTCTATCGGGAGCGCCAAGGAGGAGTGCGCTCAACCAATCAATGTACTCCTCTGTCTTCATATATACACGATTTGAATAGACCTGCAAGGAACTGTTGTATTTTTGCCACAGTGTTGTGGTGAATGTTGTTGCTGTATCCCCCGTAGTCAAAATGGCAGGGGGGTAGTGCCAATTTGGCAGGGGGGGGTAGTCAAAATGGCAGGGGGGTGTAGCCAAAATGGCAGTACCTTAATAAGTAACTAATAAGTAACTTAATAAGTCATTTAATAGGCGGGGTTAAAAAAAATAAGAAAAAATTTTTGTGGGGTAGATGTAGTT